CTCGAAGGATTTTTGATTCCTTTCGAGGCATCGTTGAAAACCCTAGAGGGAAAACCAGGAATTTACCACGAAAATCACGTGGTACACTCCAAACTCGAAGGTGATTTATATTATCACCCCTTTGTTGGAGGTATAATTCCTGAACCTCAATTTTCGAATCCAAAAGCGATCCGGTATCCTGTGTTTAATTACAGAGGACAACCCATTCGCGGATGGAATTCGTGCGGGTTAGCAGTTCATCAGGGTTCGTCCATCCAGTTCACAACGAGCGGGAGCCGTATTACCGGCTCCACGCAGATTGCTTGGGAGCGCATCGACGAAAGTACTTGGAAACTCGTACTCGTCAGTTGCTCGGCGAACTCGCCTACAACCGTTCTCCTCGTTCGGGAATCAGTTTATCATCTCGATAGACTGCGTCCATCTCTCTCCGACAGTTATTTTATGGTCGAAGAGTATCGAACTTGGAACAACGGCCTATCTTTCCCCACTGGGATAAATTGGCTTGTTCCGCAACTTTACGGAACAATAGCCGCCCAGCGCAAGGATCGACCAGGTGGGTACTCTTCGCGTGAACAGCGAGTTGATGTCTACACTGCCGATTTCGACAGGGTATTCTCTCCAAGCAGCGTTCGCGAGAAGATTGATTCGTTGACAGCTCGTCTGTTTCCGGAAACTTTCCCGATTCCAGACAAGTCGTATGGTGACCTAGCTATGGAGGCCTCCGAACAGGTAAACGCTAACAAGGTAAATATGTTAGAGTTCCTTAAGGATCTCCGAAGACCGCAAGATTTGATTCCTAAGCTTAAAGGCCTTTTGACACTGAAAAGTGTCTCAGGCAATTATCTTGGTTTCAAATTCGGCGTTCTGCCGACAATCTCTGATGTTAAGGAGATCGTTGCTGCTTTCAAAAAGATTAAACCCTATATTGATCAAAACGGGTTTAAGACCTATGGAGCAGGCTGGCACCGTGAGTTGGAGAAAGATGGTTTACTATTCTCCAAACTCCAGCGAATTAAGTTAGCTATTTCCGACGAAGATGACGAGTTCCAGGCGCTAATTTCGCGTTTGGATTCGATGGGAACCCTCCCCACGTTCGAGAACGTGTGGGACCTAGTACCGTACAGTTTCGTCGTCGATTGGCTCATCGATGTTGGAGGTTTTCTTGAGCGCGTGGACTCGCGTCTGCGGCTCAGTCGTCTCAACATACGTTACGTGACCATGTCACGTAAAACGCGTGTAACGGGTACAATTAACCCGGAGATAGAAAACGTTCCTTTCATCGGAACGGTCGATTGGGTACATTATCACAGGTGGGTGTCTGATCAATGCCCCGTACCGCCCTTATCCTTATCAAACACTTCCAAAGACTTCAGCCATTGGCTGGAAGCTGGTGCGTTGATCATTCAGCGCGCAAGCAAGTAACAAAAATAACAAACTGCGCTTTAAATGCAGGAAGGAGCTTGCCAAATGGCAAAATTAATCAG